ATAGTGGAGGAAGTGTAGACACTTATGAGCCTAGATGTTGGCTTATGGGATACAAAATTATAGAATAATATTATGGCAGACGGAATATTAAAAGTAGGAGAAATAACAAACAGCGCAGGATCTGGTAACATTACTATTGGATCGGGTGTAACTGTTAATGTTAATAGACCAGCTTTTTTTGCATATGCGAATGCCGTACAAGCTGTTGCCGATAGTACAGATACAAAAGTAAATTTAGATACTGAAAGTTGGGACACTGATTCGGCTTTTAATACAAGTACATATCGTTTTACAGTTCCAACTGGACAAGCAGGAAAGTATTTTTTTAATGGAGGAATTGGTTATACAAGTTTAACAGATAATGATGAATCTAGAGTTATGATTTATAAAAATGGTAGTTTAGCTAATTGGTGGAAATATTTTCAAGGGCAAAATGGAACTATAGCAGTTCAAAATTCAGTAATTTTAGATTTAGCCGTAAGTGATTATATAGAATTATATGCTTTTCAAGTTTCAGGTGGGTCTATAAATACAGGTAGTGGTAGTATACAAACTTATTTAACGGGCTATAAAATTGGAGCATAATATGATAAAGGAGTACAATGACTAGTATATTAAAAGCAGACGAAATTCAGGATTCTTCAGGTAATTTAATAATTAAAGAAGTTGCAAATGCCATTACTATTGGCGCGAGTGGGGATACGATAACTATTCCTAGTGGTGCAACGATTACTAATAGTGGAACGGCGACAGGATTTGGTGGAGATAACACTCCATCATTTAAAGCATATTTGGCAGCTAATCAAACTATTGCAGATTCTACCTTTACTAAAGCATTATTTGCAACTGAAGTTTGGGATACAGATTCTGCTTTTGCATCAAATAAATTTACAGTTCCGGCGGGTGAGGGTGGAAAATATGTTTTTACATATAATTTATTATTTTATAATCTTTCTGATAATACAAGATTTGAAGCAAGGTTATATAAAAATGGCTCTGGTGTAGGTGGTACAACTTTTAGAGAAACTGGAAGCAACTCAAGTCAACAAGTAGATATGAGTTATTCTGTTGCTGTTACTGCATCTGCTGCAGATTATTTTGAAGTTTTTGTTATGCAAAATACAGGTGGAAGTCAAACTTTATATGGACCAAATAATGGTGATAGTTCTTTCACAGGATACAAATTAATAGGAGTATAATGGCATTAACTAGACTAGGACCAAACAATAGTACAAATATATCTGGTATAACAAATGCCCAGTTAGCTGGAAGTATTGATAATTCTAAATTCGCGAACATTGTTCAATCGAAGAATAGTTTAATTAATGGTGACATGCAAGTTTCGCAAAGAGGTACATCATTTACTTCTAATGGTTATACTTTAGATAGATATACAATGGATGAAAGCACAGATGGAGCTGTAACAGTAACCCAAGATACAGATGTACCATCAGGATATGGTTTTGCTAAATCATTAAAAGTTGATTGCACGACAGCTGACGCATCTATTGGTGCCGCTCAATATTGTGGTTTTACTCAACTTATTGAAGGACAAAATTTACAATATTTAAAATATGGAACATCATCGGCTCAAACATTAACTTTATCTTTTTGGGTTAAATCAGTTAAGACTGGAATTTATTGCGTAAGATTTGTTAAAGAAGCTGGCGGTGAAACTAGATATGAATGTCCTATTCAATATACAATTTCATCAGCAAGTACATGGGAAAAGAAAACAATAATTTTAACACCTACTGCTGGTAGTACTACCTTTATTCAAAATTCTGCTGGAGCAATAGTAAATTCAAATGCTTCAGGCTTTAGAGTTTTCTTTGCTTTAGCTGTTGGAAGTAATTTTCAAGGAACTAATAATGCTTGGACTGCAAGTTCAGATCAATTAGGAACATCAAGTCAAGTTAATTTTTTAGATAATACATCCAATAATTTTTGGATTACAGGAGTACAATTAGAAGCTGGAACAGCAGCATCTGATTTTGAGTTCTTGCCTTATAGTGTAAATCTACAAAGATGTATGCGTTACTATGAGAAAAGTTATAATGATGGAACTAATCCAGCTACAGTTACTAGTTTAGGTTCAGTTCTAGCTGGCGGTACTGTGGCGGCGGCAAGTACAAGTTATCTTGTCGGAACAGCTTTTTTTATAAATTCTAAAAGAGGAACACCAACTATAACACTTTATGATACACAAGGAGCTTCTGGTAAAGTTTCTTGCGACACACCAGGAACAGCATCATCAAATAATCAAACAGCCGCTACTGGTGCTATAGGATATAACCTTTTTATGGCTTTTAGAACAACTGGAGACAGTAGAACTAATATTAATTTTCATTACACAGCAGATGCGGAGTTATAATTATGATTGATAAAGTAGAAAAAAATTATTATTTAGGAAAATTTGAAAACTATAAAGTTACTTATGATAATAGTATAATTTCATTTGTACCATTCACTGAAGAAAACAGACATTACCAAGAAATTCAAAAATGGGCCGCGATCGACGGCAATAACATCATCGACAACGGAGCGTAGACCATGCTCTTAGGAAGTAGTTCTTTTGCTGGGTTACCCTTTGCATCTATTACCAATAATAATAGTGTAACTATTACACCTACTAAAATTCAAGTAACTCTTGGTATCGGAAACATTAACATTACAGCTGATTCTGTTGTTGAAACTCCACATAAGAGTCAAGTTGTTCTAGGACTTGGAACTGTTACGGTTGTAGCAGATGCCAATGTTGATCCAACTAAATCATCATACGTTCTAGGCACTGGAAATGTTACAGTTTCAGCAGACGCCAACGTTACTGCTGTCAAAAATCAGGTTGTTATTTCTTCAGGAACTGTTACAATAACCGCTGATGCAAACGTTACGCCTACTGGAAGCACTTTCGCGCTTTCGGCAGGAGTTGCATCTGCAATAACATGGAGTGAAATTGGACCAGGAGTATCTATGGTTTGGGTACCAATAGTCCCTTATTAAAATTATGGCATCAACTTATTCAACTAACACCAAACTAGAAATTATCGCAACCGGCGAAAAAGCTGGTCAATGGGGTAGTATTACTAACGACAATTTACAAATTTTAGAACAATCATCTACTGGAGTGGCTTCAATTGATATGGCTGGAGCTAGTGTTACATTAGCTTTAACTGATGGAGCTACTTCTAATGGTAAAAATGTATACCTTAGACTTTATGGCACATTAGGAGCAAACAGAACTTTAACTATGCCTAACACTGCTAATAGAGTTTGGTTTATAAAAGACGATACAAATAGAAATGGTACAAACAAATATACATTAAGTGTTTTAACTGCTTCAGGAACATCGCAACCTGTGCCAGTTGGAGCTACTATGCTATGTAAGTCTGATGGAACGAACACTGTTACTACTCTTTTGGAAAAAGGATTTGTTCCAATTGATCATACTTACACACCTTATTTAGCTGTTGCAGGTGATCAAATTTTTTGCAATACAGCTACGTCTGCGTTAACGGTAACGCTTCCAGCTTCACCTGCTACAGGTGATGAAGTTACAATAATTGATTCAAGAGGAAACTTTAATTCTAACAATGTTACAGTTGGTAGAAATGGTTCCAATATTATGAGTGCTGCAAGTGATGATGCATTAACTGTCAATGGGCAATCATCAACTCTTATATATCTTGATGCAACTAGAGGCTGGGCTTATAAAAACAATACGACAGTATTCCCAACCTAGGAGCTTAAAAGATGGCTCTTACATCTATCAAATTTTTACCTGGAGTAGACAAACAAGACACGGCTGTTGGAGCTAATGGTCGATGGGTAGATTCTGATAATGCTAGATTTAGATATGGCCTACCAGAAAAAGTAGGTGGATGGGCTTCTTTATTATCTAGTACTGTTCATGGAGTAGCTAGAAAAATTCACGCGTTTGTCGATACTGATGGTAATAGATATGTAGCTATTGGTACTGATAAATTTTTACTTATTTATTTTGAAGGAAAGTTGTATGATATTACTCCTTTCTTATCAACCACTGCAGGGGTACCTACTACCTACAGTGCAACTTTAACAACTAACAGCACGTCTCCTGGAACATCGATCACGGTTACAACTTCTGTTTCACACACAATTGAAGTTGGGGACATGATAGTTTTTGATAGCGTTTCAATGCCTTCAGCTTCTTCTCTTTCAGCAACTCTTTTTGAAGATAAGATTTGTCAAGTTATTTCTGTTCCAAGCAATAATACTTTTACAATTACATCACCAACTGCTGAGGCAAATGGTAGTGGTTCAGATTTAACTTCAGGAAGTTCTGCAACTCTTAAACCATACGAACGAATAGGACCAGCGGCTCAAACATATGGTTATGGTTTTGGTGTTGGAAACTATGGTGGAAATATTACTGGAAGTCAAACAAATGATTTGGATGGTGCGTTATTAGCTGACACTGCTGGAACTGGTGGTTCAGGAACTTCTGTAACTTTAACAGCGACAAGTGGATTTTCTAATCCTGGTGTTGCTTCAGTTGGAGTTTTAGGAAGTGGAGAATTAATTTCTTATACAGGTGTATCATCTCCAAACTTAACAACTATTACAAGGGGTGCATATGGAACTGCAACTGCTGGAACTTCCAACGGACAAGCTCACAGTGATGCAACTATTGTTTATGATGCAACCGATTGGAATGGATGGGGAGACGCGGTAAACGCTTCTAGTGTTTCACTTGAACCAGGTTTGTGGTCGTTAAGTAACTGGGGACAAGTTTTAGTTGCAACTATTTCTAATGGAAGAACTTTTACATGGGATTCAGGTATAAGTGGATCAGCAAGATTCACGGCTCATGCTTCAACTACAACAAATAATTATGCAACCAATATTAATGGAGCTTTAGGAAATCCAACAGCTTCAAGAATGACTTTAATATCTCCGACAACACGTCACTTAATTCATCTTGGAACTGAAACAACTGTTGGTACAGCTTCTACACAAGATGATATGTTTATCCGGTTCTCGAATCAAGGAGCAATTAATACTTATGCTCCAGCCGCTGATAATAGTGCTGGAACTTATCGTCTACAAGATGGTACAAAAATCATGGGAGCAATCGTTGCAAAAGAAAATATTCTAGTGTGGACTGATAATGCTTTATACTCAATGAAATTTGTTGGTTCTCCTTTTACCTTTGGATTCGAACAGGTTGGTACGAACTGTGGTTTAATTGGACAGAATGCATGTTGTGAGATTGATGGTGTTGCTTACTGGTTAAGTAATAATGGTTTCTTTGCATTTGATGGTACAGTAAACTCATTACCATGTAGTGTTGAAGATTATGTTTATGATGATTTTGATACTACTAAAGGTCAACAAGTAGCAGCTGGTATTAATAATCTATTTACAGAAGTTGTTTGGTACTACCCATCTTCAGGATCAACATATAATGATAAATATGTTGTATTTAATTATGGAGAATCTAAACAAGTACCTATGGGTAATTGGTATACAGGAGTTAATACTAATTCAATAAGAACATCTTGGATTGATGCAATCGTTTATCCAAAACCATATTCAACTGCCTTTGACAACACAGGAACTGGTACTTTTCCAGAAATTGTTGGATCAACTGGCCTAGGAGATACTACTTTATTTGAACAAGAAATAGGTACCGATCAAATTAATCCTGATGGGTCTACAACAACTTTAACATCTTATGTTGAATCATATGATATTGCTTTACAACAAGAGCAACCAGAATTATTTTTAGCTATGAGAAGATTTGTTCCTGACTTTAAAACATTAACAGGAAATGCTAAAGTAACGATTGCATTAAAAGACTATCCTTCTTCAACAGCAGGTAATAGTACTTACAGTCCATTTACAATTACAGCTGCAACAACTAAAGAAGATACTAGAGCTAGAGGAAGATACGCTAGTTTAAAAATTGAGAATGATGGAGTAGGTGAAGCGTGGAGATTTGGAACTTTCCAAATAGATTTACAACCGGACGGGAGAAGATAATGACAAAAATAGTAGTAAGATTACCAGAACCTAAAAAAGAATACACAGAGGATAACCAAAGACAAATTAATAGAGCAATTGCTTCTATGATAGAACAATTAAACTCTACATATTTACAACCAGATAAGGATGATCAAGAAAGATTTAATTTCTTCATGTCATAATGGCAAACGTATATAAAAATATTCAGGCTAAAGTAACATCTGCAGGATCGTACGATGACATGTATGAGGCTCCAACTGCTACGTCTAGTATTGTTAAAAGCATTAAGTTATTCAATACTCATGGTTCAGCTTTAGATGTAGATATTAAAGTATATGATGCTTCATCTACTACTGATTATGAGTGGGATAAGGTTAACATAAATGCTAGCGGAAGCATTGATTTATTGACCTTTAATAATGTTATTATTTTAGAGGCAGGGGATAAAATTAAGATGCAATGTGCCACAGGAAATGTTATAAAAATGACTGCTTCTGTATTACAAATTTCTAGACCTA